GAGCCAAGCTTGTCGATGATGATATACTTCTGCGGCGGCTTTGCAGGCTCTTCCATAAACACAGGAACGTCAAGGCTCTTGCTCAGATAGTCCAGTATAACTTCTTCTATCATTTTCTCAGCACCGCCTTTAATATGGCATTGTCTTGCTTTGTTTCCTTTCTCGCCTTGTAGGTCACAGCCTTTATGCTTGCGTTCACACGCTTTTTACCTGAATAGGTGGACACCTCGTAGCCGTCACCCAGCCGCTGTGCCGCTTTGTCGGCAAACTCACGGCATATGTTCTCAGCCTCTTTTGAACGCAGCATTTGCCTTACTGCCTTGCGGTCAAGAACTATCTTCACTTTACCCATACAGTTCCACCTTGACTTTCTTGTTCCAGCTGAGGGGCAGGTTTTCTTCAATGCCCTCAGTAGGGAAACCTATGGTGCAAAATTTCCTGCCGAAGAACTCGACCTCTGTGTTTTCCCAAACGTGTGTATCTCCTTTTGGAATTGCAAGGGTGTAAGCTATTCGCTTGCCCGATAAGTTAAGCTCGCTTATAACATCATCAGACGACGGCTCGCCTACAAGAACATTGTCAACAAGCTCCCAGCTATCCTCATAAGTTGGTCTGCCAAAGCCGTCAACGCCTGTCTGCGTCTGCACTTTAAGCTTCACCGAAATTCCCTTTATCATTGTTCTCATAGTCATATACCTCCATAGCTCCCCACCTCTGACGAATGATACCAAGCTCTTTCAACTCGTTTTTGAGAAAATATAAAGATTGTCCTGAATTGAGATAAGTCATTGACACCGAATAGCCCATAGCTGCCTGAGATGCCTGCACAGCAGGTGGTGCATTATCAGCCGAACAGTCAAGACTTCTCACAACAGCCTTTGAGATTATCGCCTTTACTGTCAACGCATAGTCTTCATCACTTGTCACAAGGGTATTGACATCAACGCCGTAACGCTTGCCTATAACACGGAGCTTTGCGCAGGCGGTCTCGATAAGACTATCCGCCGCCTGCTGCTCCTGTGATGTAAGCTTTCGTCCGTATACTGCTATGTCGTCGATAGTGGCATAAACGTTGCTCATTCTGTTGCCTGAACGGCCTGAACGGCTGCAAATGCCTTAGGGTCAAGGATAGCAAAGCCGATATAAGCCTCTGTTCTGAGATACACCTCATTGTGTCCTTTCAGATCTCTGCCTGAGTTATCAGGGTCGCCATAAGGAATGACCTCCAAAGGAAGTTCCTTAGCATAGCCCCACTTAAAGGCTCTCGCAAAGTCGCCGACGATAGCTCTGTCTGTACCCTTATTGAAGTTTACAGTGGAGTTGACGTCACAAGCTGTGCCGTTGAGATTGCCTGGATTTGCACCAAGACCAAACTCAGGATACTGCTTTACACCGTTGACCTTGAGCTTTGCAAGTGCAGAGGCAAAGTCCTTTGAAAGTGCAAAGCCTGTTGCCTCGTAGTCGCCAAGCAGAGCAATAGCGTCTTCAAGATTGCCCTCAGGGTCTGTGCTGTCAAAATCGACCTTTGCACTATTGTCAGCTACCGCCTTGTCGATATAGTTATTATCCAAAGCAGCGACAACAGTTTTCTTTCTTGGATTGATTCCGTGAAAGCCAAGAATGTCGATAGCACGAGCAAACTTGATCGCTGCACCCTCTGCAAATGCTTTCATGACCTCAAGCTTTTTCTCGTCTGTTCCATAGATGAACTCGTCACTGAAGCGTGCGCCGTATTCGATCTTGAGCGGACGCATTGTTACCTTGCCGAGCTTAGCACTGCCTGCGGATTTAGCCTCGCTTTCACCGATAACGTCCGCCTCATCGTCCATAGAGAAAACGAAATAGTCGTTGCCGTTAAAGGACACAGGATCTCTTCTGCTGAGCTTTGCAAGGGTGGAATGACCCTTTACTGTTGAAAAAATGCTTGTTACTGTTTCAGGCTCAAGAAGTGTGCCTCTCTTAATTGTTTCTGCCATGATTATTCTCCTTTCAGCTTTTCAAGTGTTTTTCTAAGTGCGTTTTCCGCACTGTTTTTGCTTGGGTCGCCCTCTGCTCTGAAATCAGGGGCATTGTGTGATGTCTTAAAGTATTTTGACATCTTTTCTGCATCGGCTCTTATAGACTTTTCGTCCTCGCCGCTGAGCCTGTCCGAAAGCTCCGCAGGAAGTCCGTACTCCTGTGCGGCTCTCAGTTTGCAAAGGCTCTGTTCAGCCGCCTTGCCCTTTGCCGTAAGGTCTGCTATAGTGGTTTCATAGCCCTTGACCTTTTCTGCCATATCAGCAGGGGAAACATATCCCTCAAACTGCTTTGTGACAGCGTTTGTGTTTTCCTCCAGCTTGGCGTTTACTATCTTGTCAAGCTGTTCCTGCGTTGTAACAGGCTCAAATTCTTCTGCCATAATATCATTCCTTTCAAATATCAGTAGCTTATCTTTTGCTTCTTCTTTTCTTTAGCGTTCGCACAGCTCCAATGTGCAAGCACCACCGACTCTAACAGCGAAATGTCAGCGCCCTCCATAATAGAGCTGTAACCGAAACCTCCGCCTGAGCCTATGGCTCTGTGTTCACAGTTTGAAACAGCCTGCTCAAGTGCAGGTTGTTCTGCGTGGCATATCTTATCGGCAAACAGATTTTGCTCAAACTGAGCTGCCGCCTGCACCACCTCAGCAACCTTTGGCAGCACAGCCTTGCACTTAACTCCTGCGTCTTTCATATCACTTTCAAGCACAGCCTGTCCGTTTGCACCGTCTATGGTCACTTGCCTTGCGTGAGGATTTCTGAGATATGAGATTATCCAGCCGTTCCCCTCTCGCACAGGGCGGCAGTCGATAGCTTCAACGAATATTTTGCCGTCAGAAGTTTTAACAGCAACTGCAAGAGAAACATTTGCCGTATATCTTGCATACTTAACACCGAAGAACAGTTCAGGCGTGCCTGAAAGTTTTGGTGCTGTATCAAGCTGATAGTTATGCCATTCCTCCCGGCTTATAGCGGACTTCTGATTGTATCTTAACCACAGACCTAAACGCTGAATATTATCGTCTGTCTGGTCTTTGCCAAGCTCTGAACGTATCTTACGCTCGGTTAATATCGTACCGAGTGAGGGATTTGTTTCATACCAAAGTTCAGGGTCATGTGCGTCAGCCATTTCAGGTATGCTCCACTCCGCCCAGCCGCTGTCAACGTTAGTTCCACTCAGAGTGTCACGGCGGTACTGATAGAACACAGTTCCAGATGATACCGCAGTAGGAGGAGTGCCGCACATCAGTGTCTGAGGGTTTGCAGAATCGGTAACAACGTATTTCAATGCACTTTCTTGGTCAGCCGTGTACTCCTGAGCCTCGTCTATAATGAGCAGGTCATAGCCCTCACCAAGTCCGCCTTTTGATGAACGTGTACGGAAGTTGATAAGACCTCCGTCATTATCTTTGAGCCACTCGATACGTTCAAGGCCAAACTGTTTTGTGCTCTTGAAATCCTCTTTTTCGGTATATCCTGCCTTTGCAAGACGTTCAATGACCTTTTCCCATGCGTTGTGAGAGGTGGTCGTTCTGTGTGCCGTATAAAGAACACGCTCTCCGTGGATAAGTCCCCAGAGAGCACGCATTATAAGTATTTCAGATTTTCCGTTACGTCTTGGCACGCTGTAGCCGTATTTCATATGCGTCCACAATCCCTCGTCATTGGTCGCCATTATGTCATATAGCTGTATTTCCTGCCATTCCTGAGCAGTTCTGCCTGTGCTGTTATATAACTCTACAGCCTCGTTGCCCTTAGTCTGCTCATAAGGCAGGACAAGGGCTGTGGTGGGGGTCTGCCTGCCGACTCTCTTATCCTCAATAGGGAATTACCTCCTTTTGGGTATGAAAAAAGCACCCGTTAAGGTACTTAGTTCCGATGTTTGATTAGTCTATTGTCTGCCAATCTTCCGACAACATATCTGCTTGACTTGCAAGCCAGCCAAGTTGTACGCCAGAAGTTCCCACAAACGCTAATGCTTTATTGCCCATATCCTTATGGTTTACATTTGTCACAGTACCATTAGGTGATTTATAACTAACATTAGTGGCAAGCTCAACATACTGTCCTTTGCCGTTCCAGCCTTTTCTTGCTATTTTCTTACCTCTCTTTGCTTCTTCAATTGCCTGTCCAAAATTCATATTTATCCGTCCTTTCTGATTTTGGGTATAAAAATACCGCCTCGCCGTAGCGGAGCGGTTATTAACTAATATTTGAGTTCAGGAGGTAACTGCTTTTCTCGAATGTCTGTCTCTGATACTTCTATACGAGAAATATGAAAAGCTTTTTTACAGTCATTGCACCAAACATCTCCATATCCTTTACCACTGCTTATTTCAAGCAATCTGTAATCTGTATTTTCTTGTCCGCAATATGGGCATTTGCCTGCCTTATGGAGCTGCTTTATACTCGCTAGATTGTCAAGCCATTTCATACTATCACCTCTTTGTAACCAAGCTATAAAATAATCGTTCAAACCTATAAGCTTGTTTTTCCATTAAATCTAAGTTTTGCTGAGCATATGCTTTGCCATGTTTCTTTAGCTGTAAAACGTGGCACTTTTCATGCAATATGGTTTTTACTAATTCCTCTTCAGAAGAAAATGCACTTGGGAACAAGTCTATTCTTCCTATGTTATTATAGTCTGTTGAGCCATAAAAAGGGAGTGCAAGGAGTTTTTCAGAACGCTGAATCTTAAAGGTTATTCCGCTAGTATCAATAGAATATTTTCTACATATGTTCAGAATTTCTCTTTTCTGCATTGGCACTGTCAACGTTGAGAACGCACCTATGTTTTGCTCTTTTCGTTCAAGGTTTCTTCCTAATTTCATTATACCACTTTTTTTCGATTTGTCAATCCTGCTAAGCACTTCTTTTTCCTTAGCTCTTGCCTGCTCAGGTGTGAGCCTTGTGACCTGCTTGCGTGTTTCGATCTCTTTGCCGTTTTGAACGTCTGAGTAGCTTATTTGGTCATATGTGCCTGCCTTTTCATTGACGTAGGTTATCTCACAGGTGCAGCGCTTATGCCGCCGCCACACGTCCTTTGGAACATCAGGATAGACGTACTTTCCTGCAAGCTTTGAACACCACGCACAGCATTTGCTGTGGTCTGAGCGGATAACGTACACCCTAAGTCCTGCTTTACTGCGAAAATCAGCATTTGTTTTGACATAATCGGTAAAAATCGAGCCGTTTATGTTCTCAACTGACGCAGTGAACTCGCTGAGCGACGTCTTGTCGGTAAGGTCCTTTTGAGCCGTCACTTTTGCAAGATTTTCTATCCTCTCAGAGGGAAAATCTGCTCTTTGCGGCTTTATGCCTATGCCTGCCGCCTTATCAAGCTGTTTTTGGATATTCTCAGCCACAGAGTTTATAAGTTCGTAATTATCACCGAATATATCACCGAGTATCTCAGCAATAAGCTGTTCATCTGTAAAAGCCTTTGGACTTTCGCTTATGCTTTTCTCAAAGACTTTTTTCAGCACAGCTCCTGTTGCCTGTGCGAAGTCATCAACATCACTAAGATTTGCGTTACCGCTTTCAAGCCTTTTTATAATGCTCTGCAAATGTTTGTCGCTTTTTGAAAGCTTGACAAGTTCGCTTTTTATTTTGTCTGAAAGTGCGCTCATTTGCCGTCACTCTCCATACCTGTGAGAGCCTTTATGTTTCTTGCACCAAGATAGTCAGGCACAGCCTGGTTTATCTTCAAGATAGCGTCGCCCACACCCGAGAGTGCCGCAGCGTCAGGCTCGAAGATAGGCAGCCATGCGACTTTTGTATCTCTGAACGCATCTCTTTGATATGCGTATCTGTCACGGATACAAACGGCAAGATAGCCCACATTGAGCAGACCTGTTCCGAACGTCCTCTGCGCCTTGCGTGCCGTTAATCGTAGGTTTTCATGACCTGCCTTGATAGCCTCTGCGCTGGAGGGGTTTTCGGTGGCAAAGCCCAAGTCATCAAGGGTCAGTCCTGTTTCTCCTGCGAACAGGCTTGCAAGTGTTCTCAGCTGTTCAGTATATGGCGTCATTGATTGCTGTTGAAACTGTCCTACAATGGGGTGATCGCCGTCGCCGTCTTTCGTGAAATTTAGAAAAGAGGATATCGTAGCAAGCCGGTTATTGAACTCTGCGTCCTCAGATAATCCAAGCACATATTTTTGAGGGAAGCTGTAAAATTCAGCCGACACCTCAGAGCGTTTTATAGTTCTGAGAGCTGTCTGTGTATAGGCAATGCAGGCTCTTGAAATACGGCTGTGACCGAACGGACGCTTTGCGTCAGGACGATATATTATCGGCACGAGCAGTGCATATGGTGCAGCGTTTGGTATACGCTGAACAAGCACGCCATGGGAGTATATTTCCGTCATGCCTGCCATGAAATAAGCCTCTGTCTTTACAACACCCATGCTGTCACGCTCAAGCACTGCATAGCCCTCGGTAAGCAGATTTGTCACAGGGTCAATGATACCGGTGGCATTTGAGCCGTCAATTACCTGCAGGCGAGGATAGCCGTTATCTTCTCGGATATAGACGAAAGAACACGCTGAGATAAGAGCCGAAAGCACCGCAGAGTCAATAAGTATATCCTGATTGTTTGACAAGAATATTTCGCTCAGATCAAATTCATCATTTTGAAATTCATCGAACTGCAAGCGGTCAGCAAGGCTATCGACTGCTTTCGCACACCAGCCAACAGTTTCCTTTAGCCCCTTGAATTTTTCGGGAGCAAGGCTCGAAAAGTCCTGTGCGTTATTTTTCATTTCGTAGTACTTATATCTCAATAGCACTCGTGTTTGTTTATCGGCAAGTCTGCGTCGCAGATAGTCAATTCCGTATATTTCGTTTGTCATATTTTTGCTCCTGTTTAAAATTCTGCGAGATATTTACACAATGAAGGCGTGAACGTGAAATTGCCCCTCAAAGGGGGTGGTATGCCCCCATATACTCAAAAAAATTGGAAATTTCGTGGAAATTCGTGTTTAAATCGACTTCCAATCAAAAGTTTGCGGTAAAACACGGTTGGATACGGCTTCTACCTTTTGGTCAAACACCTGTTTTTCCACCAATTTGTCAGATTTCTGACGATTGCAACACCAATGAGCAAGCTGTAGGTTTTCAAGGGCTGAGGGGTGACCGCCTTTTGCTATGGGTATGATATGATCTATGCAAGCTGACAGTGGGTGTGGATACTTCAAGGAAAAATCAACAGGTTTTCCACAGATGCCGCAAACTGTTTGGGTAGCGTAGATTTTCTTCTTGTTGATACGGAACTGCTGTTGATGTGAACCGCTTCGGTCTGGTCTTGGTATAGGCATAAGGTCACCTTCTCAATGCAAAAGCGACCGCAAAATGCAGCCGCTATGTTATTTCTTTCCAAGCTTTATGAGCTTGTCGTTTGCTGTTGTCTTACCTCGCAATACGAGTCCATCTTTACCGATCGTGCCGTGATGAGTCTTCGTTCTTTGATAAATATCATTTTTATCTGCTGATTGCATTCTGCCGCCATGAACTTTTTGAACAGTGGTTGCTCTTGAGTATTCAAACGAGATAGAACCGTCACCCTGCTTTTTAAAAACAGGTTTTGAATATCCATTTTTTTTAGCAACATTTTCGAAACGTTTCATAACTGTTCGTTGCTCTGACGTTGTACCACTAGCAACACCTATTCCGCTCGAACTTCCTCTACCACCCATTTATCCTGGCTCCTTTCCATTTATCCTGAAACGCTTTTATGTGTACAATATTCCCCTTGCATTCGTCTGGAACATTGCCGTAAAACAATATAGTTTCCGGTCTAAGTTTTTCGCACATAACCTCATAACCTGATATGAATGCGGCTTTTGCAGCATTGTCATTCTGTGTTCCTATAGATGATACTGCCACCGTGCCACCCTTAGGTTCTCCGTCAAAACACCATTTAAATGACTTTTCGTCGCTCCAACATATAGTTGGAATAACTTCAATTCCGTTATCTTCCCAAAACGCACCGAGCCAATGCTTGCGGTAATGATTGTATATCTGCATTGCTGTCGGAAAATCAGCATATAGTGAAAAATCAGGAGTAAGGACACATCTGAAACCTTTGAGAATATCAAGATAGGCGGTCGGATTGTTCCAAAGCCTGAGAAATTGATAATCATCAAGAAAGAAATGTACTCCCTTATTCTGCCTGTTCTTTGTCGTCTTTGCATAATTAAAGCCAATAAGTTCAGGAAAATCTGTAATCTTTGAGCCTGTCAGCTGAGGTATATCATATTTACCTGCACCAGCATAAAAGCCGTGCTGTAAATTTTCATAGCGTTGTTTATTATTCAATTCAGCACCGCCTTTTTTTGTTTTCCAACGCAAAAGGCACCCCATAGGAGTGCCTCTTGTGAAAATATTTTAAGGAGTTTTGTAAATGGTGGAGCAGATGTTGAGCTGGCACGCTCTCGACCTGCATACGGAGCTTTCGCCCCGTCGGACTTTTTTATGGAGGTCCGCAAAGAAACTTTTGCCGTTATGGCATATTATCATTATACTCTCTTGACAGGGGTGATACAAGGGCTTTTTCGGGTGTCTGATAAAATTTCTTGAACATTTTTATCGCATTCGGACCAAGCACCTTGCGAGTGTAATTTACCTCACGGTCAAGAGCCTCAGCTGTTCGTTCCCATGACATTACGTTTATGTATTTGTTGATTATCAACGCCGCAAGTCTGCTGTCAGGCATACTGTCCGTGATACACAATACATTGTATGACATCTGTTCGTAACTTTTGCAAAGCTTTTCAAGCTCCGTCTTATAGTCCGCTATCATCACAACGCTGTCTTCTATCTTTCTTGACGTGCCGCCTGTAAAGCTGGGCGGTATATCGGAGCTTTGCGGCGATGTACTCTCAGCCCTTGCATAGCATTTTTCTATGGCACGCCTTATCGCCGATATACGCTTGTCTATATCCACCAGCTTGTTCAAATATTCTTCTGCTGTCAACCTCTATCCCTCCTCGATCATTCTTCCGCAAACAGGACAGAATTCAAAGCGGACTTCCTTGCCGTCTGCACCAAGCTTTTCGCTCCACTCTGTCACTCCATTGCAGTATTCACAGCCTGCATATTCAGGTAAGTTTACTCCGTTATGTTTCGCAAGCCCCTCGTCGCAGAGTATCAGTTCCAGTGCCTGCAATGCGTATTTGAGCTTTTCTTCCCTGTCCTGCGTTTTGTTTATCTTCCAGACCGTTGTCTGCCCTCTGCGGATATTCTCCTGCATTATGCAGGCTTGTCTAAAAAACCTGCCGTTTCGCTCTTTACTGTGAAGATATTCCCGCTTGTATTCCGCCTGCTTGTCCTCGCATATCTCTTTTGACCAGCCCTCGTGCCTGTTCTTGTAGCCAAGTCTTGATAACTGCGAGAAATACTTATATTCCTCAGCAGGATACTCGTCATAGATAAGCCTGCCGTCTATCGCCATATCTTCATATCGTGCGAACTCTTCTTGTGACATTCTTTTGAAATCTATCTTTATAGTTGATACCCCCTTTTGTGGAGGGTTGTGGAGGGTTTTCGCTGTTTTTCAAGAACTCTTTCTTTATATATATTTTTTTTATTTTCATATACGAAAGGTTAAGAAAACCCCTCAACCTATCCACAACCCTCCACACTTACAGATACTTACACTTGTTCGTCAAGGGTTATACCTGAATAATAATTGCACCCTCTGCCTTTTACTTTCTCAAAGCGTTTTGCAAGCTCCATACCGAACTTTGTTGAACTCATACGATATTCATTGTTCTGCTCAGCCCAGTTAAGATATGCCGCAAAGAGCTGACTTGACTTAACGCTCAGACCCTTGCCCACAGTACACTTATCCTCAACAAATGCAGAGATAACGTCCATTTCACGGCGGTACTCCCTCACTTCTTCAAGGACGGCACGAGGCATTTTAAGCCCCTCTTTCTGCCACAGCAGACAGCCCTCGACCGCCCAGCGGAATATGCCCGTAAGCTCCGCCGACAGCTTGTATTTCAGCCTGCGGTCTATCTTTTCTTCGGGTATCTGCACAGTGAAGGGTATCATATGTATCCTTCGCCATATGCCCGTATCTGTTCCTCTGATGACAGGCTTATGGTTTGTCGCCATCCAAAGTTTGAACTCAGGCTTGAACTCGAACTCGTCGCCGTAAAGCTTTCTTGCCGTAACAGTATCGTCGCCTGTAAGCTGTTTGAGCAGACCCTCATTGATACGAACACCCTCGTTAGGCTCAACGCTTGTCACGAGCCTTGCACCTTTGAGCCTTGCAATGTCGCTGTTTATGGCGGTGCTCTGATTACTGCGTACCATAATAGTTTCAGGCTGGATATTTGCCGCATAGTCTCCGAAAATATCCCTTATGATATCAATGAAAGTTGACTTGCCGTTTCGTCCTGTTCCGTAAAGAAAGAACGCACATTGCTCGGTGGTCGAGCCTGTCAGGGAATATCCCACGGCTTTCTGAACGTATCTGATAAGGTCTTTATCCTTTCTGAAAATATCATCAAGAAAGGCAAGCCAGCGAGGACAATCGGCGTTCTCTGAATACTCAACGGCTGTCATTTTCGTCAGATATGTCATAGGGTCGTGAGGAGATATGCCGCCGCTTCGCAGGTCGATAACTCCCCCCGGGGTATTGAGAACAGTTTTAAATCTGTCCATCTGAGCCGGCAGAACAGGAACGTGGTGCATGACCTCGCTTAGCATTGCGTTCTTTGATTTGTTAGAACGGCAGGACTTCATATGCTTTTCAAAAGCTTTCGCCATATCCGTTCCCTCGTCTGCGTCAAGCTGAGCGTACACCTTTGCCTCTGCCGCCATACAAGCCACAGCCTTATCTGCAAGGCGTTTAACTGTGCCTGTCATATCGGTACACCACTTTCTGCCGTCATACCAAAGCCAGCGTTTGTCTGTATAACAGTATCTCACCTGCTCGCCAAAAAGGTCAACAAAGCGTTCTGCGTTGCCCGTATCGTCAAATGAATAAAGTCTTGGCTTGGCTTCTTCCTGCTCCACAGCGCCCACAGAAATCGGCTCAGAGGGCGACTTGAAGTTAAGAGAAAATCCCCCTGCGAACTTTGGCGAATAGGTCTTGTCGCAATCTGCAATGGCTTTCTGGATCGTGAGTGCGCCATAGGTCGAACCGCTTTGCGCCCTGTCCCACTTTTCACGCATAAGACCAGAGGAACGAAATATCATATCCATCTTCTCTGCGTCACAGCCTGTCCAGAAGGCAAGCATTGAGCAGAACGCCATATCAGCCTCACTCTGCGAAGCATATCCTGCGGTTCTTCCACTATAGAGGGAAACGAACTTTCCTCCGTTCTTTGCTCCTGCCGCAGCTTTGATTATCTGGTCTGCGGTGTCAAGTCTGACAGCAGGAACAGCCTTTGCCACAGGCTCGTGACCGCCTCCTATATACTTTTCGTGCAATGGCTTTATGCTGTCGGAACATTCTGCGATACCCTCATATTCTGAGCAGGAGTTGCCTGTCATAACGAAAAATCTGCCGTCCTCATACATCTCAACTGAGCCTTTGCGTCTGCCACGCTTCGGGAGCGTTCCTCTGCATATGATATGTATGCCCTTGCCCGATTGAGATATCTCAGTATAGCTTTGCAGGGTGGAGATAAATTCAGATATGATGTTGCCGTTCTCTCCCCTTTGGTATGCCTCAAGCTCCTCCTCTTTGCCGTCAATGTCACCACCGAAATACGGACAGCCGCCGAACATAAATCCTATGCCCGAATGTTTTTCCGAGGCTCTCACAGCCGTATCGAAATCGCACCAAGTAGAGGGGTTATTTGACATAGCCCCTCCGCCTGTAAGTGCGTTTATCGGCACTTTCTTTATCTTCCCTCTCTTTTCATCAGGCACAGCGTCCCAGCATATCCAGTTTGGCAGGGCTTTAATCTCCTGCGGTATTTGTTCGTACATATATCCAACTCCTAACATAAATTTTGAAAAGTCAAAGCCTTTCACTTATCCCCGAAAAACGTTCAAAAAGTTGCATTAAAAATGCAACAATTGCAGAAATGTTGCCAAATTAAAATATAAATCATTTGTTTGCACAAAATATCATCTGCGTTTTTATGCAAAAGCACTATGACTTTTCGCTTTTCTCAGAAATCAGAACGGCACGCCGTCATCTGTAAGCACGTCCTCAAAATCTTCAAGCGAGCCTATGGCGCTGTCAGCCTGCGTATTTGTCTTAGGCGTTGCAAAGCCCGTCTGCTTAGCCGCAAAGCTGTCCGCCTTCGATGCAGAGGATTTGAACTTATGCTTGCACTCAGGATACTTTGTAGGGTTGACAAAATCAATGCATTCCCGCTCCTTGCCGTTCCATTCCTTATGCGTGAGATCTACCCTTATGCACTTGTTCAGCAGGTCAGTGCAGTATGCTTTAAGGCTGTCATACTCCTTGCCGTCAGGGAGCTTAGCCGCCTTGCCCATTGCCATAAGCTGAGCAAAGTTGTAGCCCTCCACCTGCATATCGTTCTCGTTAGGCTCATGCTTTTTCCATATGGTGTGAAACAGGCAGGAGTTGCCGTATTTCTGCCCCTGCACGTCATTTCTGATGACAAGAGTGAAGTTAAGACCCACCGAGCCTTTCTTTGTTGTGCGTTCCTCGATAGCGGTTATGATGCACTCGTAATCGCCCTCAGGCTTTAATCCGTTCTGAAATGCCTCTGACTGATTTGACTTAAATCCCATTTTTTATTCCTCCGTTGTTAGTAAATTTACTGCGTCCTCTGCTGAGCGGCATATGCCTGCCAATGCTCCGCACTCACGCATTTTTGTTATGAACTTCTTCTGCTCGGGACGAACTCGCCCCGACTTTGTTTTGACTTCGATAAAGACAGCTCTGCCGTCCTTATGCCTTACGCCGAACAGGTCTGAAAAACCTTTCGGCACACCTGTGGTGAAATATCTGCCGTCAACTGTTCTGCCTTCGCCCACGTTCACACGAAATACAGTGCAGTAGGGCGATACCGCACAGCGTATCTCGTTTTGTATCCTGTGTTCTTCCGTCAACCTATAAGCCCCCTTTGCCGTGCCTGATAATCCGCCCAGCCTGATTTGTAGCCGTGACTTTTCGCATACTGCAAAAGTTCGGGATAGGTATGACAATCGGCAGGACTTGAAAAGTCAAGCTTGAATCCCTCCACCTTTACAAGCCCCACGCTGCTGTCTGTTTCAAGCTTTCTCTCGGCTGTGGGAAACTCATATCCGCAGTGAGGACAGCATACTTTCACCCCCGCAGGAGGAGCAGAGAAAGTATAGAAACATTCGGGGCATTGTTTCACCTTGTCGCTCTGCTCCTGCTTTTTATGCTGAGCTTTCGGCTTTTTCTCCAAGCTCCACTGCCTGTCATCGTCAGGCATACCAAACCTTGCATAGTTGCCAACGTGGTCGATTATGACGGCTCTTTTGTTAGGTCTGTACCGCATACATCTCATAGCCTGCTGAATGTAAAGAGTAAGGCTCTTGGTGGGTCGCAGGAGTACTGCACACTCGCAGTCAGGAACGTCAAAGCCCTCGGAGATAAGGTCAACGTTGCACAGCACCGATATATCTCCCCTGCGGAAAGCTGAGATAATGCTGTCACGTTCTGCCTTTGGGGTCGAGCCGTCGATATGAGCCGCCTTTATGCCGTTTTCATTAAACACATCTGCCGTTCGCTGAGAATGTCTGACGGAAGCACAGTAGCATACCGCTTTTTTGCCATTTGCTAACTGTTTGTAATACTTTATGACGTCACCAAAAACAGTGTTTTTCACCATAGCTTTCTCTATCTCAGCCGCCATATATTCCCCGTGAGAAACGTGAAGTCCTGTAAGGTCGGCAACGTCAGGAGCATAGTAGTCATAAGGTGCAAGACAGTTGTTATCAATAAGCCATTTTGCGGATACGCCAATGATAAGCTTGTCGTTCACGTCACCAAGCCCGTCGCCATTAAGGCGAACAGGGGTCGCTGTAACGCCCACTCTCGGCACGTCTGAAAAGTATTCGTATATGCGTTTGTAGGACTGAGCAAGGCTGTGATGATTTTCGTCAGTTATGATAAGTGCAGGTCTGGCAAGCTTTTTAAGCCGTCTTGTAATAGTCTGCACCATACCCACCTCGCAGAGCCTCATATCAACGCCCCAGCGGATAAACGTCTTTTTTATCTGCTCCACAAGCTCACGGCGGTGGACAAGAAAAAGCACTCTCTTGCCGTTAAAGGTCGTTCGCCTAGCCATTTCAGCCACTATGCAGGACTTTCCTCCACCGCAAGGCAAGACTATGCAGGGTGCTTTATAACCTGCACGCCAAGCCTGCCTTACCTGCTCCACCAGCTCATTCTGATACGCTCTCAGCTTCATTGGACTTCGCCGCCTTTACCCTTTTCAGAACGCATTTCATACAAAGCTGTTTGCCATAATTCTTCATCGAGCCGTCTATTATCTGCTGAACAGTACGCTTGCCGTCTGACATTATCGTCTTTCCGCACTCTGAACAGATATGCTCGTCTGCAAGATGATAGTATGTCCTCAGTGCTTCATCAACAAGTTTCAGATCGTTGCTTATGTACATACTGTCGAACAGCCCGATAGGACTTTTGCAGGTGTCGGTGCCGTCCGTCTGAGTGGCGAAAAGATACTTGCCGTCAACCACAACAGTTTTAAGCACAGTTGTGAACATACCCTCGACAGTTATCTTTTCGTCAAGCAGCTTGCCGATAGTTTTAGCTTTCTGCCTGCCGTCCTCGCCTGTATCAAGGTGATTGAGAAAATACACGATAACATCTTCGGGAAGCATTTCAACGCTTCTCACAAGCTCCCAGAAATTCTTTGCAATGTCGGTGAACTTCTGATAGCCCGTTTCCTTTGCACGGCGCATAAACTCGTTCACCATAAGATACTGACTATCGTCAACGGCTATGGACTTTGCCGTCTGAGCTTTCATAAAGCGTTCTATCTCACCGTAATTGTCGGTATGTATCGTTGAAATAAACTGTGTGCGGAACGGAAGCTGTTTTCCGTTCACGTTCACAAGTGCAAGCTCGTCCTCTTTGAAATTTCTCAGGGAAGCAGATTTGCCGCTTCCTGAAAAGCCTAATACAAGTATCGCAAGTCCCATTCTCTTTTCCTCCTTATCTTATGGTCAGTCCCGGTCTGCGGACAACTGCCGCATAGGGGATCTCTCTGCCTGCTTCGATAGCCGCCTTGACAGCCGTCTTGCTTATGTCAGGATCTTTGTATTTCAGCAGGCTGTCATCATTGACCTTTGCCCACTCCACAAAGGCTTTCGGGTCTGTTATCTCGGTGCTTTCCCTGCCCTTTGTAATGCTTATCTTAGCCATAACGCCCTCTATTTTGTTAAGATTGACCCTCTGCATACTGTTCATAAGATAAGCTTTAAGGCTCTCTGCCTGCTTGACCTTCTGCTCACGTCTTGCTTTGAGGGCTTTCTCCTCTGCTTCAAGCATTTTCGCCTCGCTGTTCAGCACCTTAACATAAGCCGCAACGTTCTCTGCCTTGTCTGTAAACTCAGCCTCAACGCATTCAAGGGTATCAAACCACACCTTTTCAGCCTCAGCCTTTTCCTCTGCCGTAAGCTCGGCATTTTCCGTCATATCCTCAAGGCTGTCAAAAAGCCTCTGAAAATCGTTTGTAAGCTCATAAAGTTTCATTTTTATACCTCCAGTGTTGAATTGATTATATCCGCAAGCTGTCTTGCTTTCTGTGTGAAAAGTCCATAATTGTCGCTGTCATTATGCTCGTTCACAAAGCCCACGAGCCTTGTTACGCTGTCAACAGCGGTGGAAAGATAAGCCTTGAATATGGCTTTATCGTCCTGCACGGGGGCGGTATCCGCCTTCCCCGAAAGCTTTTTCTCATACTCCGCCTTAGTTCTGTCAAGCTCTGCACGAAGCTGTGAAAGCCTTTTCAGCCTGCTCAGCTTTCTGCAAAAGCTCTCTGCGGTCTTTCAGGCTGTCTTCTTCAAGCTTTGAATATTTTTCCGACCAGTCAAGGTCAACACGCCGCATAGCGTCTTTAAGGTTTGCCACCTCTTTGCTGTCCGTTTCCACAGCTACCTCGATAGGACGGCTCTCAAGCTCCTTTATCTCGGCTTCAAGCTGTGTTACCTTATTTTTCATTTCAAGCACCTTTTTATCCGCCATAAAGACCTGATGGCTTGCCTCTGCATTTGACTCCATGGCTCTGTCACGCTCGTTCTGCAAAATATCTATTTTTGCTTTGAGCTCCTTGACAGTAGTGCTTTCAAGGTCGATATTTTCGGCAAGCTCTGTTCGTTCTTCATCGGAAAGCTTAGCAAGAAGTGTCAGCTTTTTAACTCCGATCTGTAAACTCGAGTTTACAAAATCCTGCGGTAATTTTTCAGCCACTCTAATGTAATTGTACACATTCATTCTTGAAAAACCTGTTTCCTTTTCACAGTAATCTCCAAAATCGGAGTACCCAAGCTCCTTGTAAAGCCTGCTGTCCCTCATTTCCTTAAAGCCCATACACATATCGTAAAGGCTCTGCTGTGCAAGCTGAGCTGAGGTCTTTATCCTGCGGTCAAGCTCAGCCGCCTTGATATATTCTGCCGATAGTTCGTTCATGCTGTTTTACGCTCCTTTCGTTTCTCAGCGAACACCCTGTCAAGATACCGCTGATACTTCTGTTCAAAGTCCTTTATCTCCTGCGGTTTGTCCTCGCCGCCGTTTTGTACCACGTTGTTCCTATACCCTCTGCACTGCACGATACCGCCGTATTGGCTAACCTCCACAGTATAGTAAGGCTTGTTAGGCTCAGAGGCTTTCCGCAGAAACATTATGCTGAGTTTCCCCATAGCATGGCGTTCTGCATATCCGCCCACACAATGGGAAAGTATCCTGCCCTCGTCCTCTATCTCTTTCAAACTGTGGGGCTGTCTGACAAGCAAGCCGTCTGCCGAAAATTCAAGGCAGACACGCTCTGCAAGCCTTTTTGTGAAGTTCTGCAAAACAAGCTCGTCATGCTCATAGTTGATGATCTGAGTGAGTCTGTTGTGCATTGTCCAGAAATCGTGTGGCAATGCTATCATTGTATCGTGAATGTTATACTCCAGCGTTTCGCACTGCTCCAGATAGTCGCTGTAATCAAGAGGTGTCATCTTCTGCTCGTGTATGTATCGTGCCACCCTTTGCGGTGTAAGCCCTGTTATCCTCACAAGGCGTTCAAGAGTGCCGTGTTCGCCCTTAAATACCTCTGCGATATTCAGGATATCCTCAGGTCTGAGCTTTGGATATTCCTCACGATAGTCAAGATACTGCTCCCACAGATGTTCACTGCCTTTTAGTGCCTTGAACTCCGTCTTGTTCAGTCCGAGCATTTTCAGCAGGTCATTACTTTTCCAGTTCACACGCTGAGAGAGCAGGAACTTTTCCTGATATCCCCACCAACCTGTGTATCTCACGCTTGTTACGTCATAGCCTTGTTTCATAAGATACTCAAGATTAGGGTGCTTGCAATATGCGTGAAGATAGCATATAAGCATATTGCCGTGATAATGCTGATGTTGACTATAACGCATATCCGATTTGTCTATGGCTTTGACGTTCAGCACCGAATAGGAATTATCATAGTTATATCCCATACAGCACTTGCAAAAGACAGGCTCACGGAAGTCATTACGCACAGACCAGTTTATGCCGTTATCACTGCCGTATCTCACCGAGCCGTCACGGGCGAACACATACCGCTGTCTTTCCACAAGGTCACCCGTTGAGTATCGGTGAAAGCAACGTGCGAAAAGCTCAGCACCCCTTGTGAGGAACACCACATAATTCTTAGCACCTCTGCCTTTCATCTTATCCATAAGTTCTTTATCCACCGCAGGAAAGCAGTATATAAGAGCCTCTTTTCTTGTCTTTTTCATACTGCTGCCTCAGAAGTCAAGCAAGCTGTCAAGTGACAAGCTGACAGGCGGTTTTGCCGTTTCATCGCTGTCCGAGCCGTCACCCAGGTCGATAGTCATATTGAAATGAACGTCCGCACCCTTGAAGTAAAAGCTTACAGCTCTGCGGTAGACCTCGATATCCGAAATACTTTCCCTTACACCCTTAACAGCGTTTTCCGCACACTCAGCGAAAGTTCTGTCCGTCTGCAGGACCGCCTGAGCGAACTCCTCGTTCTGCTCACAGAAAGTTTTGAGAGCCTCAAGAGTAGGCTTTGCAACCGCCTGCGCATACTTGCCAAGCTTAGCGGCAGACAGCTCCTGCGACAGCTTGTCCTGAGCTTTCTTTGCGTTAATGTTCATTGCCGTCACCACCTCTCAACTTTTCAAGCTTATCCCTTGTGCTGCATATCTTTCCATACGCCTCGCCAATGTCAAAGGCTCTATGTTCTCGCTCAGACATTACTTCATAGATATCAATTATATCTTCACAAGCTTCATCAGCAGTTTTGTATGCTTGACAAATCTGCTCTTTTGTGCTATCATCAAGGTGTGTTGAATTGATATTTTTCAATATCTCTGAGCTTGTGCTGTTGGCAGACAGTGCAGGCTCGTTTTCTTTTATGTAACGGGTAAAATATACGCCGCATTTATAAAATCTTTTACCAAGCGAACATTGTGTGCAGTTCATATTTCCGTCAGTGCAAACCTCCACCGCCTTTTCAAACTCCTCTTTCGTTATCATCGTTATCCTCCTCTTTCTCAAAACCTTTCTCCCAGTGCCTATCCGCCACGCTCAGCACAAGATACATCACTACATCTATCCCTGCAAGCACGGCTACTGTTATCAGCAGTATTCCTACAATGTTCATTACCACTTTCCTTTCATTTCAACTTCGACCTTGACCACGGGTCTGCCTGCTTCTCTCACTGCACGCTTAATGCTCTCCTCTGCTTCCTCGTAGGCACATACATTGTAAGCACCACCAAGAGCGCTACCGCTGCGGCACATCTGATTATCTCTAGTACGGCTATCATTTTCTCACGTCCTTTCCGTAAAGCGTGCGGAGCTTTTTAAGCCTTTTCTCGAAGTTGTCGATATCAATGCCCCACACCTCGTAGGCTATCTCGGTATTGACCGAGTGTGGCAGCCATGACTTCACGCCACGCTTTGCCATTTCTTCCCTAACAGCTTTCTTGATCTTGATAGTCTGCGTTTCACCTGTGCCGAACAGTTCCTTGATATCCGAATTGGTTATTTCGGGCTTTTCATAGTACAGCCGCACTGCTATTTCAATGTCAGGTGACCTCATTTAGTCCACCTCCTCGATAGTCAAGACATTCTCACGAGAGCTAATACTTGCCTTTGTCAGAGCCTCGTACTGACTCTTTGCAGCTACTGTGAACACCCTTTTATCATGAAACTGGTCTATTGTTGTGACTTTGTACAGTTTCATACCTTTGTACCTCCTCATTGTGTTTTCTGTCATTTCTGCTTCCAACGAACATATCCGGCAAACATTGCTAGTTATCATGAGTGACAACGGAACTGTGTTGTCAAGCCCTGCAAGCGTACATATACCGAATGCAAGTGGACTTGCTAGGCACAATGCAATGCCAAGATAATAGGCTATCTTTTTTAAATTCAACGTTTATGCCTCCAAATCTTCAAAGCTTATTTGTGCAGTATCTTCACCAACCCACCACTTAAATACATCTGTTCCTGTTTTCCAAGACGTTGGTTTTCCCATTGCTACTCTCCGTTCAACCATTTTGTCAAACGCTCGTATATATGCTTGCTTGTACTTCGGGTACCGTTGAAACTCTGCATGCTGATGTCTTGCCGCAATAGGGCAGCCGATGCAGCCTACACGATTAAATCCACAGCTATATAGCGGATTAATTTCGCAACCGTAGTGATGAAGAAAATCCCATACATCATTGTCATCCCAATCCACTATCGGGTTTATCATCGTTTTCTGCTTTGCATAGCAGTGTTCGACCAAACGTCTGGCATTGTCGTTATCATTGTTCAAGATGATACCGCCTTTTGGTGAAACATGATATTCAGCGCCTATCTTGTCCGCAAATTTTTGCGTATGCTTTGGCTTGTTGAGCACTTGAACGATACCTGAATTGTTTTTGCGATTAGAACTTTCAGCCCAGCGAACACCTGTTATCAGCACCTTGCCGTTGCCCGAACGTTCTTTGAGTTCATCGCAACAGTATCTCACAAGGCGTGTTGGCGGCATCAGCCTTTTAACGATCAGGTTCCACATTGTAATGTGATTACCATCATTATCGTAGGCTTTTTCTATGCGAATGTCGGGCTGCGATTTTATGTATCTCATAGTTTCGGGTGCATCAACAGTTGTCAAATTGTGTACCGCTTCAAATTTAACTCCTGCAAGCTGTGCTAATATCTTGATACAATCACTGTCTTTTCCACCACTGTAAGCAAGTCTATAGCCGTCAGCAGGCTCAAAAGCTTTCAAACGAGCTATCGCCTTTTGCTCCTTAAGCTTGTCCATTAGTTCACCTCTCATTTTCTGTCCGTTCAATCGGACTACTAGCTGTTGACATCACTTGAATGAAGTAGTATAATCTACTCAACAAAGGTTTCAAGGCTTACACCGAAGTAATCGGCAAGTATTTTAAGCTTGTCTACCTTTGGCTTAGAGCGACCATTTTTCCAATCGCTAAGTGTTGTCTGAGGTATTCCTGTATCAAGCGATACACGATAAGATGTAAGGCCTCGTTCGTCCATAAGCTTTTTAAAAGCGTCATACATATATAGTTTACACCTCCTTAACATTATGTTATTTAAAATACTTCGGTTTTGCGGTATAATAAGAATATCAAAAGTAAATATGTTTACTACGCCGTTTATACTCAGATTTTTCGTTGCTTGGTAAATCTTTAGTATGTGCTTAGTATACATCAATATTTCCTGATTGTCAAGAGAAAATACTAAACTTTTCTTTAGTAATGTAATCTTTGTGAAAGGTGTATAATTT